AGCCACGGGTCCAGCGTTGCGGCCTGCGTGACAACCGGGATGGCAGCGGCGGACAGCGCCACCATGCCGCGCAGGAAGTTGCGACGATCGTTCATGACGCCCTCCCGGCAGCAGCGGAGGGGAAGGGCGGTAGATCGTTGTCGTTCGCAATGATGAGGCGGCGCTTTCCTTGGCGCGCGCGGAAGGCTATGACGTTCGAAGCCATGGCGATCACTCCTATTGATCGTTGAGGGTTAGGAACGGCGCGGGTCTCGTACACCCGCGCCGTTCTGCGTTAGTGGGCCGTGAAAAGCTGATGCAGCTTCGCAAGCCCCTTGCCGGTAATGAGCGCCGTGACGCTCCGCTGGAGGCCTTTTTCAGGATGCTCCCAACTGCCGATCTTCACGTCCATGATCCCGGCGTTGATCTTGTCCTGATATGGCTCGTTCAGCCGCGTCATCCAACCCTTCTCGCGCAGGAAGGCAGCGAGCCGGTTTCGTCCGGTTCCAAGTATCTTCGCCGCCTGCCCCAGCGGGATCGCGTCTGGCGCAGTTGCTACCTGCTCCGCGAATGCCACCTTGGGCGCGTCCTCCGCGACGCGGGTTTGCAACGCGATCACCTTCTCGACATTTTCGAGCAAGAGGGAGCGAAGGACAGACGTGTCGTTCAGCATCGCGTGTGGCGAACGGCGATCCTCTAGCATTTGCCAGCGGTCGATGATCTTGGCCCGCATGTTCACGTCATAGCCAGAGACGAGGATCAGGCTTTCGCGTTTGGGAAGGTTGAAGCAGGGGTATTCCTGCCCATTTTGCTCGTTGCGGTAGGTGCCCCCAAATTTGGGGAGACCCTCTTCGCCATACAGTTCGACCAGCATGACGCGTATATCCCGCATTACATGGTCGTGGCGCTTGCCGGTCAGTTCCGCAATCTCGCGGCTGCTCATGGTCTGGGGCTGGCCATCGCCTCCAAAAGACCCTATGGTCATATCGTTCATTGGGTTGGTTCCTTTTGATCAGGCGTCGGGTAGAGGCTCAATTCTGACCCGACGCCACTTTCTCTGCGGCCAAGCCGCTTTCCAACATTGTGACGATCTGCGCGTTCATCGAGCGGCGGCGCTCTTCGGCCAGTCGCTTTAATCCCTGCTTGAGATTATCGGGCATACGCAGCCCAAAAGGCGGTATCTCTCTGCTCATAACATCTCCTATTGAACCACCGTGGTTCCACCATGGATAAACCACGGTGGTTCATTGATGTCAACACCATCGTGGTCCATATGCGGAATAAATTCGGAGAGACTCATGCACGCAAGCGACGCACAGATGAAAATTCGGCTTCCTGCCGAATTACGGGATGGTATCGTGGTGGCCGCAGAAGCAAACAAACGTTCACTGAACGCGGAAATCGTCGCCCGCCTGGAGCGATCGTTCGACCACGCCGCCCAATCAGATTATGATCAGCGGATGATGCTCGTTGAGATTGTGTCTGAGCAGGTTGCCAAAGTGGAAAAAGAAATGATGCTGCGTATGGAAAAAGCGATCCAAGGTTTGAGCGAACCTGAACAGCGAGAGCATTCTAAGAAATAACCCGCACCCTAAAATCCTGCACCGTATGCCAAGCGTCATCTTCCGCGCCGTCACGCATCAGCCGTGAGCCGCGCCAATTCACGATGCCATAGGCGCTAGCGTCGCCGTCGATCGCAATCCGAATACCACCCAGCACCTTGGCAATGGCTGGTCCGATCTTTGCGGCCCTATCCTCGGCTGATTCTATTATTGCCTTGCGGGGATCGTTACCGACATACCTGGGCTTAGCGAAACCGTGAACCGATACCGTCAATATTGAGCCATCGACGCAGGATGCACGCATTGGTTCCACGGATGGAACGCCGTATCGTATGAAGGGCCATTGGGGATTCCGCGCCGTTCCTGGATAGATTTGCGACGCCGGGACAATGGACGTTAGCAGTTCATCAGACTTGAGCGCCGTTAATATTGCCCGCCTAACTGGTAGAGTGTGATCCTTAGCCATTGGTCTTTGCCCTCTTTACCGCGCGGGCTACAGCGGCATCAATCGTTGCAGCAATCAACTTGCGATTCTTGGCTAGCGCAGGCCTCATGAAAGGCCGCTCCTCAATGCGTGACGTCCCGTATTCCAAAGCAGCCGAATACGGGGCGTTAGACGAAACTTCGACCCGCAATTCCCCGACACTGACTGTCTCAATATTGTTGGCCAGCGTACCAGTGTCGTTGCTGGGAGCCTCACCAGGGCGTGAGGCGACGTGCCCTTTCCCGCTGACAGCGCCGGAGGTGATTGATATCTGGGCATCGACCTGAACAGCCTCCCCAAGTGCAAACATGACTTTCCCGACCTCTTGGACAGCGCCCGGCCCGATCTGCTTTATCATGCGCGTGTATTTGTCGCGGCCTGCCATCTTCGCCATCACGCCTTCCGCCCCATCAAATCCCATCCGGCCGCAACCGTGTCCCGCCCAACCTGATCGATCATCCACACGCCCGCAAATGGCCCGGCCAGAATTTCAATCGTGTCATCGGTATTGATCCCACCATCCAAGGTCGCGGCCAGGACGATGATGCGGCGCGTCTGCTGGGTATATCCTTCGGTCGCGCGCATGGCTTCGGTTGCCTGATCGACCTGCGCCTTGCATGTGCGCCGGACGGGATCGCTTGCGCCGGGGATGATCGAGCCGCCGATGTCGTAGGCCGTATCCATGTCCGATTGCGTGATGATTTCAGCATCATAGAACGGCCCACCAAACGCAGCGTTGAAGGCCAGTCCGATGTCGGCGAAGGCGGCTGCCATGTCCATTATGATGGGCATCCGATCAAGTAGGGTCCGCCAAATAGCCGACGCTGGATCTGCGCAAGCTGCTGGCCGTAGGAGGTGGATTTGAGGTCGCCCTTGGCGCGGGCGGCAATCACGCTATCGGATAGCGTCGCGCTAAAGGTGGACGATTTGAACGATGTCGCCCCGGTCGCGATCAGCCCAGAAACTTCGTCCATGCCGATAGTTTGCAACGCCAGATAATGCGCCGTCATCAGTTCGGTCGCGCGTTGCTGGTAGCTGCCATAGCGGTCGGTGATGTCCGCCTCAGCGTCCGTTGCCCATGCAGCATAGGGCGGCTCGGTCAGCGTCGTGAAGGCGGTGTATTTCGCGGTGAAGTCGGCCAAGGAAAGGCGGGTGTATGGCATGGATCAGCCTTCCTTGTCGGAGGCTCGCGGCTTGGGCTGCGGTTTAGCGACCGGCTTTGACGCTTCCTCGATCGCGAACCAGTCCTTGACGCTTTCCGCTTCGTCCTTGGTCACGCCCTCAACGGTAGCGCCAGGCTCGATGATGCGCAGGACGCCATCGACATAGACGCCGCGCGGGCCGGTGGTGATGTTCTTCAATTTCATGTCATGCTCCTGTGAAAAGGGGCGGCAATCCGGTTCCCCGAACGCCGCCCCGCTTCCCCCGTTGAAAGGTGGGTTAGGCTACGATGCCATCCCGATAGCGAACCGCGCCCGGCAGGCGGACTTCGACGCCGCCCGTCTTGAAATAGCCGGGCACTTCGTAAATCATCGGCCCCGAACGCATGGGGTCGAGGAAGCGCAGCGGGACGGGCAGATGCAGCTTTACGACATCGGCGGTGTTGCGATAGACGATCATGCGCCCGGTGCCGGAAGCGCCCGCGTCTTCCAGGCCGCCAGCCGCCATGATGCGCAGAGGTTGGCCGGTCGTTGCGGTGTAGACGTTGCCGCGCATCAGCCAGTCCATGATGGTCATGTTGCTGTCCGCGCTCATCGGCGTGGTGGCGAGATAGGTATAGGCGTCCACGGGCAGCAGGACCGTGTTGGCCATTTCGACGCGCTTCGAGACGGAATAGACCGACGTGAGAGCTTCGTTGATATCGCGCAGGATCTGGATGGGCGACTTTGCCGTCCAAAGCCGCGACGAACCGGTGCCATCAGCCGCCACATTTGCAGCCGCCACATCGCCGTTGTTGAAAAGGCCGGTCATGCCCTTCGACGTGTCACCCACGCGCACAAGGTCATCGATGAACTCTTCATAGGCGCGGCGGGCACGGGCGGCGCGCTCTGTGTCGAGCGAAATGCCCAAGCGCGAGGCGTAACCCAATTCTTCGGTCGTATAGCGGTAGCCGATCGCCGCCATCTCGATCTGGTGGGTGTGGCGGGTCAGGTTGACATCCGCGTTCGGCACGTCCTTGCTCAGGTGGTTGAACCACTTGGCCTGCCCCGTTCCGTCCATCGAATAGAACTCGATCGTCTTGGCATATTCGCCAGCGGTCGTATCGATCGACAAAAGCTGAGGATACTGAATATCCTCATACTTCGTGCGGAAGATTTCACTTTCGATGACGGCCGCGCGCTGAGACAGGAAGCTGAGAGCGCCCTGGGCATCGTTCAGAAAAGGATTGTCCATTGCTACCCCCTATTACTTGATGCGAACCGGCACAGTGCCAGCCGCAGTGATCGTTGCATCGAACGTCGCGCCGACGATCGCTGTGTTGTCAGTGCTGACATCGGTAAAAAGGCCTGCACTGGTGACATAGACAGCATCGCCCTTATCGACGGCCTTGGATGCCGCAACGGCGATCACGCCAAGACGGCACAGGGGGATTTCATCACCTTCCTCGAAGGTATCAGCCACCGCGCTTTCAACCGTGATGTCGCGGATCGAAATACCCTCGAACAGCGCGGAAGGAGTTGCGGTCACGCCATTGTCATCGGTGCCAGCAAACAGAGCCTTGCCGAACCCAACCGCCGTGGCGTCTTCGAGCGTGCGCGACGTGCTGTTATGCAGTTCCTGGTTGACGATCTGCCCGACCACATAGGCGGGCTGGCGGGACGTGTAAGCGGTCTGAACGGCGGCCATTATGCGGCTTCCTTCTTCTGGCCAGTCAGGCTGGCGATATAGTCTTGGCGGGCGGCATCGCGCATCTGGCGAGAGTCACCGATGACAACCGGCGAACCCAACGGCTGCACGGCAGCGTCCGCCACCTTCGCATCCTTGGTCAGCGCCTCGAAAGCGATAGCGACATGATCGGCGGTATAATCCTTCGCCGTCGCGCCCATCGCCTTGTCCACAACCGCCTTCATGATCGCGGCTTCGTCCATGGCGTCGGTGACGGTCACGCCCATTGCCTTGGCCTTGCCTTCGATGACGGCGAACTGCTTGCCCGCGTCGCGAAGCTGCTGGAGCGTCGGCTTGGCGGCTGCTACATCGGCAGTCAGCTTGGCGATTTCCGCGTCTTTGGCAACGATGGTGGCGGCATCGGCCACCGACTTCGCTTCCAGGCCGGTGACTTTGCCGGTTGCGGCATCGCGCGCGGCGATCAGGGTGGTGATGGTGGCCATTGCCGTATCGGCGTTGGACACATCGACGGTTAGCCCGTCGATCATGATGGTCTTCACGGGCTTCTCCGTTTTGGTGAGGGAATCGAGAATGTTGGAGGGGAGGGCATCGCAGACGGCGGCATCGCCAATGCGACAAGTTGAACCTGCGCGGCCGAATTTGACGCGGGCCACATGATTACCGTCCGTGATTTCAGCCTGACGCGCTTGGCAAATCGTGCCATCGGGGGCCTTGAAGTCTCCGAACTCGATGCGCGCGCCATAGCCGTTAGAAAGCTCTACGGTGCCCGCTGCGGTGTCCGCAATCGCTGCTTCGTCCATCAGCAGCAAGTCGAACGCCAGATGCTCCCCATCCCGCAATGCGCCCATGATCACGCCATCAGCGTGCTGCTTCCAATTCTTGGAATTGACAGGCTCGGCAGGGTGCCCGGTGGTGATCGGCTTACCGATGAAACTGCGCGCGGCGCGCTTATCAAACACAGTGCCTTCGTCGCGAAGGACGTTGACAATGGCCTGATCACGCAATCCATGCGTGTTGTCGGGATCGACTTCGCGGCCGGTATATTGATAGACGCCCGTGCGCGCAGCTTTGGCGCGAACAGCCAGGTAGCCTTCGGCGGTGCGGCGTGGCGCATCAAGGACAAGTTGGTCTGCGAACAGCATGGCCCGCACGATAGGCGGGGCAAGGGGGTGGGTTTATAACCCTCAGGGATTAGGCGGGTGATGCGGAAACGCTAGTCGAACGTGATGACCGCTTGCCCCCGGCAGCCACAAAACGGAAGCTGACCAGGCCTGTCCTTGGGTGCCGTTTCGTCCGTATATTCCTTGCCGTTGCGGGCGACGTGATCGGCGCGCGGATGGAGCTTGCCACTATGCCGCCAACGCCAGGCATCAATCCCCGCCTCTCGCCGCCGCTCATCCGCCAGCGATGACGTGATCTTGCTGAGCTGATCACTGGCAATCCTCACCGAGCGCGCCCGCCCCATATCCGCAGCCTCACGGACCGACTTCGCGACCTCACGCGCTGGCGTCCGGTTGCGCAGACCATCGAAAACCGCGTTGCTGATCCGCTGGCGCGCCTGATCGCTCACATCACGAATTAAGCTGGTATTCCACTCGATCGCCGTCTCGATTGGCGCACGCATGTCACCTGCGCCGATCATCGTTTGCAGATCCACGCCGGTTGCGCTCAGGACTGCCCCACGCCATTTCCCACGCTGCCATTGCTCGACGCGCAGTGCCCAATCCCGCAACCCCGGTGAAAGCAACAGCACAAGCCGGTCAATGGCAGCAGCCGCGCCGTCGATCTCCGCGCGAACGTCTGCCGGGCTGTCCTGGGTGATTTCGGATAGGGTGCGGGTGTACGCGGCTTCGATGCGGGGTAGCGCGTCGGTCCATGCGGTGATGACGGGGAGGTACGAACCTCTGAACAAATCGGTCGCCAGCGTGGATGGCGGGACGATATCGCGCAGGACTATGGAGGATCGGCGGATGTTGCGGGTTCGTCGTGCCATCTGGGCCAAGTCGAAGCGGGGCACAGATTACCGCCGCTTGATAGGTGGGGGTGGGCTTCCAGGAGGCGGCGGCGGGAGCGGGCGCAAAGGCAAGCTGTTAGCCTGCGCCATGCCCCGGACATCAATCTTGAAAGACGATCGCCGCCTAAGGCTAACCGCCTCCGCGCACAGGCCCACGATCGCGATCGATTGCAGAATATCTAGGATGATATGCGCGTTCACTCGCCGCCCTCCGCAGACTTCCCATCATTCGAAGCACGGCGGGCGGGCGCGCCACTTCCAGACGCCCCGCCACCACCGGCTAGATTTGGATCAACCTCCCTTCCCGCTTGAATTGCAGATGGATCATCATCGCCTCCATCGTTATCCGGCGACAGGCCGAATCTCTCGGATTCAGGGATGGCAGCCAAGGCCTGTTCAAGACCCGGCATAACCTCGCGTTCAACCAGCAGGTTTTGCAGCGCTTCGGAAAACGCGCGCTCAGGAATCGCCCCGGTGTTCTGGACCTTCTCGACCACCTCCATCAACACCTTGAACGTGTCCGTCTGTTCCTTTTCGGTCGGGACGGACAGCGGCGCAAACGCCCATGTGACCTTGGATGCATCGACGCCTGCCGATCGCAGCAGGAACGGGTCTAGCGCTTCCAGGCAGGGGCGCGTTTCGAGCTTTTGGCCCGAAACAACAGCACGATTCCAGTTATCCATATCGTGCTGACCGGTCGCGTTCATCCCCGCAGGCGACCGCCCCATCAACCGCGTAAACGGAATGTCCGCAACAGCCGCCACGCGCTGATCGAAGGCGTCCATCATCGCCGGGATGCCGGTCCAGTTTATTTGGTAGTCATCGATTTGCTCACCGGGGTCATTCGGGCCAGCGCCAGAGCGGTAAAGGACCGCGTTCAGGCTACTCTCACCCTCTGCGATGACTGCAATGCGCTTATTCAAACTCTCTTGGTCGCGACTGTCCAAATCAGGGATGCCGAACCGCAGCAGCTTGGCCTTGCGGACCAGCGCCGAAAACCATGCCTGGGTATCATCGGAGCGCGTGACCTCGGTATAGACCCGTAGCAGCCGGGAATCGCCCCAGAATGACTCTTCCAGCGATACAGCGTGGCCAGCGGGGAGACGCGCACCACGAAAGCAGATGACGCGGCTTGGATGAATTGGCGTTGCGCCGACCTCGCCACCGTTCATCGTCCACATCAGCGGCTCGCCATAGCGCGGTGATGCCAGGTCATTAACCCAATCCTTGCCGGTGATCTGCCAGCGGGAAACCACGTTCAGGGCGACGATGCCACCCTTCGCAATCATGGCGGGCGTCAACGGGCTGGAATGGTCGCCAGCGGTGATGATGACGATCGCGCCACCACCGATGCCGCGTAGGACTTCGGCCTCTTGCGCCTTGCCGATGAGATTTAGCCGTTTTTCCTCGGCCTCGATTGCGGTGATCTGATCGGCATCAGCTTGCCAGTCGCGCCATTCGCGCACGCGGTCCTCTGCCGGGATGGCGATGACCTTGCGCATCATCCCCGACTGCATGTAGGCCGCGACCGCAAGCTGATGCGAGAATATCCCGCCAAGCCCGGTTGCAGCGCCGCCACGGTTGAAGGGGTTTAGGCGCGATGCAAGATCGATCGCGCCCCTCAGACTGTCGGTGATCCACGCCATGGTTGCGAGGGTAGGGCTGTGGTGGGGTGCGGTTTATAACCCTCAGAGTAGGGCATCCATGTTGTAGCTACCCTTGCCCAGCATTAATTCAGTCAGCGCCCATACCAGCGCATCGGCCCGGTCGGGCGAGTTCTCACCCACATACCCCCCCGCCGTCATGTTGCACATTTGGTCCTCAAGATCGGCGAAGATGTCGCAATGGCTGACCTTGCCCTGCTCATAGAGGGCTGAGATAGGTTCAGCCCGCACCACCTTGCCCCGCGTCGCGTTCACGTCCTTGTAAGCCGCCTTTTTGTCGGCCGTTGATACCGTGAACCGCACCATATCCCCGCCGAAATTCTTTTCCCCGACGATCCGGTCAGCATCCCAACGGTGATACATATCCACCGCGCGCCGCCCCCAGCCTTCCGGCGATAGCTGGCACGTCGCGTCCTGTAGCACATAGGCCCGACCATCGACGCCCAAGGCTGCAACCACGATGCCGATGTCATCGCCGCCGCCGTCGCCCTTGGTGCCAGACGGATCGACCGCGACCACGATACGACGCAACCCGATACCCGCGCCGTTTTAGCGCACCACAGGCTTATCCTTGACCCATGCCAGCGACGCGCGGAATCGATCGATGCCGGGGATGACTGCGCCGTCATCGGTCTTGCGGTCCTCCAGCGCCCATAGCGCCCCGTTGACCTCGCTGGCCCATTCCCCATCCTTGAACCGCAGGCGCTTGGCAGCGGACATGCCGTCCAGAACCTCGAAATACTCCTCAGGCAGGTTGTCCCGGTTGTCATCGGGGTTGATCTTCATCTCGACGTAATTGTCTGGATCGCTCAACGCCTCCTTGGTGCCAGGCTTCATCTTGGACCTGAACAGCACGAACGACCAATGCAGTTTGCTTGGCGGGTTGCAGTCGAAATAGGCCTTGAGCGACAAGTATTCGCGACCCGTTGCCTGCGCTATCGCTGGATCGAGCGGGCACTTCTGCGCCAGTCGGGACATTGCCGTCTCGATGCTACCCCATGGAATTTGGCTGCTCTCGTTGAAATACAGGGTCGCATATTCGGCACCAAGGATCTTCTCGACGCGCTCCTTGTCATCCAGGCCCGCAATCCAGATTTGCGAACCGTTGGGCAGTTCGACGTAGAAATCCGTCTTGTCGAACCGCACGCGCAGGGTCGGGAAGCATAGTTTCAGCACCTTGGGAAGCGTGTCGGCCCATATGCTGGTTTTCGCGTGGTTAAACCGGAAGCGGAATATCGCATGGCGCGATGCTGGCGCGTTGATGGCGCGCTGCACGATCGCCCGGCAGAGCAGGAACGTCTTTCCGGAGCGCGAACCGCCGCGCAGCATGATGTTGCGGGCGGGGGAGGCTAAGAGGCGGTTGGCTTCGCGCTGGCGTGGGGTTAGGCGGGCGGTCACAGACCGATATGTCTAGCCGTTATCCGCCACCCGCCAGCAAGCGGCAGAACATGAACGCCGCGACGATGGCGCTCACTGAAAAGAATAGGCCAACCCGGCGATTTGAGCATGATGCGCCAGTGCCAAAAGTTAAAACCCCATGCCCCGGTCACAGCCCAGCATCCTCTTCCGTCACGTTCAGCGTCATTGCGCCGCTATGCTCGATCTTCTCCTTGAAGGCCTGCACGTCGATATGCTTGCCGATCAGTTCCAGGCGCTTGACCCGCTCGCTGATCTTGATTTTCGTGACATGGCCCGCACCTTCGCCGATCGTCTCAACGTCGATGCCAGCGACTAAGCCCTGTCGCCAGATCAAGGGCCATTCCTTCACGGGCCTCACACGGCCATCCTCAGCGTATAAATCGTTCAGGTCGGCCACAACCTCATCGGCAAGGCGTTTCAGCAGCCACGCGGCGTCTATGCCCGTCTGCTGCGACCGTTTGGCCTTGGCCTCGACTATCGAAGCGGCAATTTCAGGTTTGCTAAGGTTCTCATGTCCGATCGAATGAGCCGTATCGGCGCTATATCCCGCCCGTATCGCCGCCTGCGTGGCGTTCAGGTCGATCAGATATTCCTCGACAAAGCGCTGCTGTTTCGGGGTCATATCTCCACCTTCCGCTTACTCACCAAAGTCTGCCCCAGCACATAACGCCGCTTGCGATTGCCTGGAGCTCCGTTCGGCCATTTCGTAGCCTTGAGGTAATCCCGCCGCGCATCGTGCAAGTCCTGAT